GCGGGACGCGCGGGCCTGGACCACGTTGATCTCCGGGCCGTCGAGGACACCCATCGACTGGAACCGGAGGGACACCGAGGCGGCCTCCTGCATCGTCGCGGCGAGGCCCTCCGGCGTGCCGTCGTACGTGTACTTCTTGTTGATGCCGTTGGTCACGTTGACGACCATCGGACCCGTGATGGCGGTCGTCACCATCAACACCACCCGGTTCGGGTCCTCGCGCCGGCGGGCCGCCTGGACACCACGCGGCGGGAGCCCGTAGTAGGACTCCGGCTTGTTCTGGTCGACCGATGCCGGGTCGGCGTCCTCCCGGAGGAGGGGGAGGAGGTCGGCCCGGAGTTCGGGCTTCGCGGCGGCGAGACGGATGATCTTGGAACGAAGGTCGGACATCGTGTTACTCCACTACCCCACCGGGTCGTATAGGGGTGCCACCGTCAGGGGGTCAGGGCCTTCGCGTCGGTGAGCGGGGCCATCTCCGTCGTGCTGATGGACAGGCCGACCGTGAGGTTGAACACGCCCGGACCACGCGGCACCGGCGTCTGGCGGACCTGGCCGGGGTGGGCGACAGGAACATCCGACGGTTCGGGATCAACGACCCACCACCCTCGACGAGTGGGACGACCCGCGATGGGGATTCCCAACTTCGGCGTCGTGGTCGTGGTGGTGGTGTTTATGTTGCACCATACCCCGAAGACGAACACGCCCCACCCGTTGCCGGATGGGGCGTGTCGTCCGAACCCACGCGGTGTGACCCGCGTGGGAAACGATCAGCGGGTGATCGTGAGGCGGCTCAGGCCCTTGGGGTTGTAGGCCCCAATCCCGAGATTCTCGAAGACCGAGAAGCCGATGGTGCGGGCCTTCGGGTCGTCGGCCGAGAGCACGGTCAGCTCGGTACGGACCGGGATCCGACCGAACATCTCGGGCTCGCAGCAGACGTACACGGTGCCGACCGGCACGAGCCGCGACACGATGACCTGCGCGCCCCACAGCGTGGCCATGAGGCCCGTCTTGAGGAGGTCGCGCTGGGTCTCGATGTCGAGGATGTCACGGCCGAACTTCCGGAGGTCCGCGTAGTCCTTCGCGTTCATGAACACGCGCGCGACCCGGAGGTCGTGGCGCTCGATGTTCGCGTAGGCGTCCGCGAGGACCCCGCCGGAGATCGGGGCGACGACCGGGATGTCCGGGTTGATGCCGCCGGGCACCGAGTCGAAGCCGTTGACCGCGATGGCGTCGAGGACCGCGAACACGCGCTCGTCCTCGGCCGCCTGGATCTGCGCCCGGGCCAGGTCCTGGGCGCGCTCGATCAGGTCGTAGCGGCGCTCCTTGATCTGGGTGAGCGGGATCTCGGGGTTCGAGGCGATCTCGAACAGGGGGAAGATCACGCGGCGGGGCTTGGTGATGGCGACGATGTTCTCGCCTTCCTCACCGACCACGTACGCGGTCACGTCCGGATCCTTGTCGTAGATCGGCAGCGCGCCGTCCGGGAGCTGCTCGACGAGGAAGGTCTTGCGACCGACGGCCGAGTAGTCGCGGCGGAGACGCAGCGGCTGGGTCATGGAGGCGGCGAGCTTCGCGCGACCCTGGGGGGTCTTGATGTAGTCGCCGATGATCTTCGCCTTGACGGCGTTGGAGACGGTGGTCGACATGGGGTCCTCCTCAGATCCGCTGGTCGAACACGATCTCATTCTGCACGCTGTCGGCGGGCATCTTGAGGATCGCGATGGTGGTGGCGACAGACGCGCCGTTGGTGACCTCGGACGAGAACGAGGCGGAGGCGTCGAGCGCCCCACCCGCGCTGTCCAGGGTCGGGATGAGGAAGCCGTTGCGGCTCGCCATCAGGCCCATGCCCGTGGTGTACTGCAGGTCATCGCCCTGCGCGTACGCGCCGACGGCGGCGGGGGCCTGCGTCTCGAACAGCTGCGAGGCGTAGGTGCCCATCGCGGACACGTACGGGCCCTTGCCGCTGGCGGCGGCCGGCTGGTTCTCGTACGCGTACCCGGCGGCGTTGTTGATGAACAGGCCGAGGGGCTTCGTGCAGAGCGCGTTGAGGGCGCCAGCCGGCTCGTTCGGACCGCCGACGTAGTTGGAGCCCTGGTCGGGGCGGGTGAAGGCCACGGAGCCACTCAGCACGCCGAGCACCGAGGTGTCGACGTTCGTGCTGATGGTGCTCGCCGGGGCGGTCACGATGGGGGGATTGGTCTGGGTGAACGCGTCGTCCGTCAGGATCCCGACCGTGTTCCGCACGCCGACGTGCAGAAGACGGAGGGCCGAGCTGGACTCCGTGAACCCACCCGAAGCCTGTCCAAGCATGGGCATGTGTGCCTCGCTCTCTGTTCACAGGATGGTGGCTGAGGACCCCCCCGAGACCGTCCCGTGGGGGTTGAACAGGTGGCACACGAGGCGACACCCGTACACATACGGGGCGTTATCGAACGTCCACCGAAACAGACGGGGCCGGGTGGAGTGAACCACCCGGCCCCGCGGTTGACGCCGACCAGAGGGTCAGCCGCCGAACACCTTGCTCACGTCGGGGGCCGAGGCCCACAGGCGGGCGAGGTCGCCGAGGTCACCGCCGCCGGCCGACGCCACCCGGGTCTGCGCCCCGATGGTCTTCGCACCGACCGACGCCTTCTTCGGCTGCGGGCGGAGGGCGGCCTTCTTCGAGGACTCGACCTCGACCTCCTCCTCGACCTCCTCCTCGACATCCTCGTCGGACTCGCCGGCCTTCTTCGACGACTTGACCTCGGACTCCTCGTCCTCGGCCTCCTCATCGGATTCGGCGGCGGCGGCACGGGACGCGAACAGGCTGGCGAGGATGGCCTCCTCGTCCGCGCCCATGTCGTCGCCTTCACCCATCGCCATCGGGTCCTCGAACCCGCCCATCACGGGCTCCGCGTCCTCGGCCATGACCGGGGCCTTCGCCGCCTGGGGGGCGACGACGGCCGGGGCCGCCGGGGCGGCCTCCGCCTCCTTCAGCATCTCGGCGAGCATCGCGTCCTCCTCGGACACGACCTCGTCGCCGCCCATGTGGTGGCCGCCCATCTTCTCCTGCTCGAGCATCTCGGCCAGGAGGGACTCCTCGTCGCCGCCCATGTGGCGACCGCCCATCTTCTCCTGCTCGAGCATCTCGGCCAGGAGGGACTCGTCATCGCCGCCCATGTGGCGACCGGCCTGGACCGGGGCCGGGAGGTCGTCGCCGCCCATGTAGTGCTTGCCGGCCTTCAGGGCTTCGATCTCGGCCTTGAGGTCGTGGACGGCGGCCATCAGTTCCTCGGACGCCTTCTTCGACGCCTTGGACTCGGACTCCTCCTCGTCCTCCGCCGACTCGTCGCCCTCGCCACCCTCGGCAGCCAGCATCTTGCGGAGCAGGGTCTCCTCGTCCTCGGTGGAGGCCTCGATGCGGAGCAGGGTGCTGGCGACGCGGGCGTCGGACAGGTCCATCAGGTCGAGGGCCTGGTCCTCGAGGAGGTCGGTGGCGACCTTGTCGCCGCGCTGGGCGGCGGCGGCGACCTTCGACCCGAGGAGGGCGCTGGCGATGCGGATGCACTTCGCCGCCTTCCGCTCGGCCGCGACGCGGACGTTCACGGACGCGTTCTTCGCCGGGGCACCGGGCTGGGTCGCCGGGTGGCGGTACCCACCGTCGTCGTACGGCACGGCCGGGGCGACGCTGGTGCGGTACGGGGGCGGGTGCGGGTCCTCGGCCCAGGAGGACGGGTCACCGTTCTCGTAGGCGTCGGCCTCGGGGTCGGGGTACGCGGCGGGGTGGGTCTCACCCTCCCACGGGACGGCGGGGTGGGCGGAGGCCCGACGGGTCGGTGCGGGGCGGCCGTCACCGCCCCAGGTCATGCGCTGGCGGCTCATCGCTGGCTCCTTGCTGCTGGGTGGTCGATGCGGGAGCCGGTCGCCCCCGCGTGGTGGGTGAGGATCCGGCCGACGCGCACCAGCGCGTCGGCCTCCGTCTGGTCGGGAAGCCGTCCGAGGGCGTCCGCACAGGCAGATAGGTAGGACGCCTCGGAACGGTACCGGGAGGTGGCACCGACCCGCAGGGCCGTCCTGTATAGCGTGACCGGGGCGTCGAACCCAAGCGACCGGTCCAGGGACGCGACCCGTTCGACGACGTCGATGTCGGTCGCGGACGTGGCGATGATGTCCCGGACGGCGGACGCGTAGACCCGGCGGGCGGCCGTCCGGGCGGACGCCTCCTTGACGACGTTGTCGTTCGGGGCGGCCGACGACTTCTCCGGGGTCGGGGACGGCTTGCCCTTCAGGGTGTCCCGGACGCGGTTCTCGACCCGTTCGAGGACCTCCTTGAATAGGCGATCGACGGGTTCGTCCAGGTCCGTGTTCTTCGACGGCTTCGCCGGCGTCTTCGCCGCCGGCGCGGGGGCGGTGTCGGGTTCGGGGGCGGTGTCGGCAGCCGGCTCGTCGGCGGGCTTGTCGGCGGGCTTGTCGGCGGGCTCGTCGGCACCACCGTCCTGGAACTGACTGAAGTCGAACACCGGGTCCTCGGCCACACGCGACTTCGCCGCGCGGGCGTTCGGGGACGCGACCCACCGCTTCGGGGGGGCGGCCAGCACCGTCCGCGCCTGTCGCATCGTGTCGGGCGACACCTCGGTCG